TGCCACTGGTTTGTTGGCGATGACAACATCGTCACCAAGGATTATATACTTAAGGGTAGAAGGATTTTGACCGGCTATTGTAGCCGATAGTCGAACGAGGATGTGGTGTGTAATTGCTATCATTGCTCATGATGAGTAAGTACCTATACCTTGACCTGTAGCATAATGTAATTTATGCCCAGTGTTCGTGGTAAAAGGTAGACCTACTATAATGTTCAATCATTCAATTACACCCTGCTCTCTCAGTCCTATTATCTTTAAGATCCCTCCTTGGAGGAGTCTCGGCAAGCGATCAGTTGCAGCAGAGAGATCATAACAGTAAATGTTAGTCTCACCTTGCTTATACCAGGTTTTGTAAACCCTAATACATCGAGTCTGATCATAAGTGTAATCAGTTGGTAATACTTTAAGTATAGCCATGAGTACCTCATGTAAAGGCTTCAATGTAGATTGAGTTAATCAATCCCTGATAGCAATGTATCGGTTCTTACCTAAGCCGTCCGGAAAAGAAATAAGGGAACGTAAAGTTCCCGGATTTCGAATCCCGGGTTTGCCTGGTTTCTTGACTATAGCCTCAATATGGAGATTTATCTCTCTTAATTTTGGTTGTAATCAATTAATCAGCTGGCTAGGTTTAAGGATCTGGACTTCTGGTCTAAACCACTTAAAATTGTATATTCTACGAAAAGAATCAATAAAGGAATCTAGTGAATTCACTAGCTCCTTATTGATTCTTACGTAATATAAATCTAAGAGGCGAGACAGAATACCAGGTCCCATAGGACCGGACTTTGATCAGCCTGAGGCCATTATGGCCCCAGGGCTGAAAAGCTTGGTGTGATCAATACTTATTGCATTGATCTTCACTGTGCGAAAGTTGAAGTTAACGCCAACCTTTGATCATACCTTATTAATATTTTCCAATACTTGGAATGTATACTCAATCTGTTCCGGTCTTTGTTGATCGGTAATAGTTGAGTAGTCATCCTTAATTGGTAATACTAAATAACGGTATGAACGGAGGAAAGAGAATAAGCCTATTTTCTGATTAACATTGATTTTATGTCAATCGTTTAGAACTCGATTAATATATGGAGGAACACCATTACTGGAACGCTTTCGCCAGGTTTTACCTGTCGAAACGCCAGAAAGGTTTCCCATTATTATAAAGTTCTTAACGATGAGATAATCTTCTTTGATAAAAAGAATTAGGTGATTCTCGTTGGTGTTAAGGATTATCTTCTGATGCTTTACCGCGATCCCCTTTAAGAGGACTCGGTAATGCTCAGATTGATCTAAGGCTAGATGAAATTTAAGTAATCGGTCTAAGGTCAAAGATATCTCCTTACGCCAGCCCTCTTTATACAAAGTGGTGGCGCTTGACTGACTGCTTTTGCCCATTTGGGGTGCCAGTAGAGGTTCAGCGGATAATCTTTGACGGAAATGGAAGAAGTATTTTGACAGAAAATGAAAATTTGATGTTGAAGTATTAT